TTTGGCGACCACTATTTCAACTCCCGCCACCGCGCCAGAGAGTACCTTCGCACCCTTCCAGGGTCAGGTTCCATCCGCTACGGGACCGACGTGTACACACGGGGCACGCAAGTTCCTATCGGGAGTCTCGAAAAAGAACGGCAAGCCTTACGCGATGTGGGTTTGCCCTCAACCTCAGGGAATGGACCAATGCTCACCAGTCAACGGCTAGACCTTGACATCTAAATAAGAATTGGTAGAGGGGTAGTCAGACGGGGAAGGTGATTGCTCCTCTACCAACTTAAGACGGGAGAACAAATGAGAACTTTAGTAAGAAGTGTAGGCAGAGCAGACATTGGCGGAGAACCATTGCCCTCTGTATTTAGAGCGTTCGATAGCAATAAAATTATTATTCGCAGAGCAGAAGTAACTATGCTCGCTGGCACTCCAGGTGTCGGAAAGTCCACTCTAGCACTGGCTTTAGCACTTAAGACGCGAGTTCCTTGTCTGTATATTTCTGCAGATACCAACGCACACACTATGGCTATGCGTCTTGCATCAATGATTAGCGGTAAGAATCAGACTGACGTTGAGTACTTAATGAATAAAGATACTGGCTGGACCAAAGCGATACTACAGAAGAGTAGTCATATTGTCTGGTCATTTGAATCTTCACCTAGTCTTCAAGATATTGATGAAGAGGTGCAAGCATTTGAGGAACTGTGGGGCTGTCCTCCTACAGCAATCTATGTAGATAACTTGATGGACATTGCAACTGATGGAGGAGAAGAGTTTGCCTCTATGCGTGCCATTATGAAGGAGTTGAAATATCTTGCTCGTGCGACTAACGCTGCTATTGTTGTTTTACATCATACTTCTGAGGCTGTGCCTGGTAACCCTTGCCAACCTCGTTCTGCCCTCCAAGGTAAGGTGGCACAACTTCCTGCACTTATCTGCACTCTGGGTGTTGTCGGTACTTCTATGGCTGTGGCCCCTGTAAAGAATAGATATGGGCGTGCCGATGCCAACGCAAACCTAACTTGTTGGCTATCATTTAACCCTGAGTATATGTATATCGAAGATATGCCAGAGAATGGATAAGAGATGTTAAGAGAAGAAGAAGACGACCTCACGCAAGAGATGCGTCAACTTGTAATGCAAAAAGTTAATGAAGAGTTAGTAAAGTTTATTAATAAAATAGAAGAAGCCAAGCCACCCATTACAGATGAGTGGAGCGAAGGCGTTAACGTTGGTATGAACTGGGCTATTCGTATCCTGAAAAAGGATAAGAGCGCATACTAAATGTGGGTTTATTCCTTAAGTCCGAATGAGGAAGCAACTGTAGTTGAGGTTGGATACCAACGACAGAAGCCATACTTCGGTGACCCTATTCGTAATATCAATTACTCTGAGGGAGACTTATGGGAAATGTGGCAACACGTGGTGTGTGCTGGTTCAGAGTTAGCATTCGCTCGAATGGTTGGCAAGAAAGATTTTATTCCACACTATAACAAATGGAAATCTGAATTAGATATACCTGATTTGGGTGAGGTTAGATATTCTTTTCCTCCAATAAGAGGGCTTCGTTATACAACAAGAGATGAAGATAGTTTAATTTATGTTCTAACTACTGGCGGTCTATGCAACAAGGAAAGGCGTGTCGGCCCAGACTGGAAGGGACCAGAGTACGCTGCAGTTGGTTGGATGTATGGCAAAGATTGCAAGAAAGATGAATGGAAGTATAATGAAAAGACTTGGTATGTTCCAATAGAAAGTCTTAATGAAATGGAGACACTACCAAATGGCATCACAGTCGCGCAAGCATAGAGGCTACCGCAGTCAGAAAGTTTTGGCTGAGTTTTTAGCGGTCAATGGTTTCCCATATGCGGAGTCTACTGGTGCTGGGCGTAGTGGTTCTGATGTTACTGGTACAGTAGGTATTGACTGGGAAGTAAAGGCCCGCACAGGATTTAATCCCGCTGCTGCTATCGCGCAATTGAAGGACAGAAGTAACAACAAAGACCTTGGTGTTGTAGTCTTAAGACTTAACGGACAGGGTGAGAAAAGTGTAGGCGATTGGGTTTGCCTACTGAGACTGGAGGACGCTGTGAATTTATTAAGAGAGGCTGGGTACGGTGATAGAAAATGACCTTCCAAGTATTAGAACAATCCTTGAACACTATGGAGCGAGAATTAGAAGCACTCACGGACAGGTCAACTTACGTTGTCCATTCCACTCTGACACACACCAGTCGGCAAGTGCGAACCTCGACAAGAACATCTTCATTTGTTTCGCTTGTGGAATGCAAGGTAACAGTATCCAAATCGTATGTCACAAGGAAGGGTTAAGATTCAATGAAGCAAAGCATTTCGCAGAAGGAATTACTGGAGAAGGCGACCCACAGGTACGCGGGAAACATCTCTCTGGCTCAAGACTACCTCGCAAGTCGGGGAATACCGCTGGAAGTAGCACGTCTGGCACAATTCGGCGTAGTCGTGGAGCCTGAAGCAGGACACGAAGCGATGCTGGGTAGGTTATCTATCCCTTACATTACAAAGACTGGCGTTGTTGATTTAAGATTTCGTGCATTAAACCCTGCAGTTGAACCTAAGTATATGGGTTTGACTGGAGCAGAAACCAGAATGTATAACGTGCTTGATGTCGAACGTGCAGGTGATTACATTGGCATATGCGAAGGAGAGATTGACACACTTACTTTATCTGGCATAGTGGGAATCCCTTGTGTTGGTGTGCCAGGTGCGAACAGTTGGAAGAAGCATTACACCAGATTGTTAGCGGACTTTGAAAGAGTATTTATATTTGCTGATGGCGACCAACCTGGAATGGAATTTGCTCGCAGTTTAGCCAGAGAATTACCAGTTACAATCATCCAACTACCTGACGGCACAGACGTGAACTCTATGTATGTGCAGGAAGGCTCTCAATACTTCCACCAGAAGGTGGGTACAAGTGAACTTTGAAGATGAACCCCCTCACAATTATTGCAATGAATGTGATGTGCAATTTGAGGATTCATTTCAACTCATTGACCACGTATTAGAGGACGATGATGAGTTTGACCCTTACTTGGTGCTACCAAATGGGATTAAGTTATTGCTCGGCTCGTTACTGAGGTACATATTTGCACACTCTGAAGAACCAGATAAGATAAAAGTTATAACTCAATCAACCTATGTGACATTGTTCGCTGCTGAGAATGGGTACGACCCATTGGAAGAGTTGATTGAAGAGATGGTGATTAAGTTAGAGTTACAGAACTTTGATGAAAACTTTAAGAAATTTATGGAAGAGGAAGATACTAATGGAGAAGGCGGAGCGTGAAGAGATATGGCAGATTATAACCCATCTGGTAGACCAAGGGCTGAACGTGAAGAGTTACACAATAGAAGGCCAAACCTTGAACGTTCTCCTAGCGATTCCGATTTTGAGCAAGCGGTAAGGGACACGATGAAAGAACTCGGCGACCTGCTGATAAGCAAGCACCACGACTACGGCCCAAAGAATATCTCTGACTCACCAGGTGGCCCGTTGAATGGACTGCGTGTACGTATGCACGACAAGACTGCACGGATTAACAACCTGATTGACAATGGTGGCACAGCACAGCACGAACCCTTAGAAGATTCCTTCAAAGACCTAGCAAACTATGGTATAATTGCCCTGTTAGTATTGCGAGGAAAGTGGGATAGATGAAAGAACAGGAACTTTTTGACTGGCTTAAGACAGAAAAGTTCCCCGACCTTGTTCACTCCCCAGAAATCTTTGATGGCTTTGACTGCACTTCGGCAGAGCATAAGATGTTTATTGAACTCAAGTCAAGGAAGACGCACTACTCTGAACTTTTAATTGAGAAGGCTAAGTATGATTTTCTCCTTGAAGAAGCAAGCAAACTAGAGTACGAACCTTGGTATATTAACCATACGCCTGAGGGTATCTGGGCTTTCTGTCTTAAGAAACAACCAGAGATAACTTGGACTGAGAAGTGGTTACCATTGACGACTGAGTTTGCTAATAAGAATAATAAGATGAAGGTTGTTGGCTTCCTCCCTGTAGATAACGGAGTGAAAATTAAATGATTGAATGGGAACGCATTGAACCTTGGCAGTATGTAGTTGATACTGTTGCAAAAGAATATAAGAAGCGTTTTCAGATGGTGGATATTGAAGACATTCGCCAGACTTTGTATGAGTGGTTTGCTGGGCACCCTAATAAACTTACTAACTGGGAAGAGATGGGTACTCGTAGTGCGAAGAACCTTATCTATCGCAGTCTGCGTAACCAAGCCCTCGACTATTGCCAAGAGTGGAAGGCTAACTCGTCAGGCTATGAGTCAAGCGATTTGTTTTATTATGAATCAGACTTGGTTGAAGCGTTGCTTCCTTCTGTCTTAAGAGGTGAAAAGAATATCACCCATAAGTTAGACCTTGGCAGGATTAGTGGTGGCTCTGCGCCCTCTGAAGGTGGTAACCTGCAAGCAATGATGATTGAGGTTGAGGCTGCTTACAACAAGTTGGCTAAGGAAGATAAGCAAGTACTGTTCCTTCGTTACGCTGAGTCAATGGACTATGAAACAATCGGTAAAGAGTTAGACCTTGGTACTGAAGACGCTGTTCGTATGCGTAACAATAGAATCTTACGCCGATTGATTCAAAAGATTGGTGGCTTTAAACCATTCTACGATACTGATGATGTGCCAGTAGCCTCTGAAGAATCTTCTTTAGAGTCATAGTTAATCTCCGCTGGGTCTACCCATAAATCTTCTGGGTAATCCTTATCTAACTCTGCGTGATGTAACTCGATAACTTCTTTCCAACTTTGTATTGTATTCATTCTATCCTCCTGTTGAGTAGAAACCTGTACCATTAAATTTAACTGCTGGTGCTGACCATACACGACTCATTGTGCTTTGGCAACAGATAGGTTCGGTGCTGTCGCCATACGCCCTCTGTATCTCCTGAGTCCCGCCACATTGGTTGCACTTATATTCATATGTTGGCATTATATTTCTCCATCTATTGGTGTTGGTGCTGTACTGATTGAGCCACAGTCCTTGCA